TCACGCAGCTGCTATTGAGTCTTATATACAAGACTACGTTGGTGAATTAGAAAATGGATACGGTGATATGTATTTTCAAGAAACATTAGAAGATTGGGCTAAGTTTAATATAAACAATAGAACAAAGCACGATGCTACTATAAGTTCTGGCCTAGCTATTATGGCTTGTAACAAAAATAGATATAGACCTAATTTTCACAAAACTATAAAATCTGTTAAACTTGGTTTTAAAAAGTATAACAATGAAGGAAATATTTCAAAATTAATAAAATAAGTAAATGATTTACACTACTAATAACAGTTCTTTTCCAGATCAAATAGTTTCGGATGCAGAAAAAGCCACTTATGAATATGGGCTTGCTGTAGGTAGAGCTATAGAAGGTGAGTGGTTTAGCAATACTAGAAATGGATCTAATCCTGGTTATGCTGAAGCAAATATGAATAATTATAATTTATTAAGATTATATGCAAGAGGAGAACAGCCTGTTCAAAAATATAAAGATGAACTAGCTATTAATGGAGATTTATCTTATTTAAACTTAGACTGGAAACCAGTTCCTGTTGTTTCTAAATTTGTAGATATAGTAGTTAATGGAATATCACAAAGAAGTTACGATATAAATGCTTACGCACAAGATCCAGCATGTACTAAAGTCAGAACTGACTATGCTAATAATTTAATGATTGATATAAACGCAAGAGATTTTTTACTTGAAGCTGAAAAAGCTTTAGGTATAGATAGTTTTTCTAGTAAAGATAGAACTAGAGCTCCTCAAACTTTTGAAGAATTAGAAGTTCATTTACAAATGGATTTTAAGCAATCAGTTGAAGTTGCTGAAGAAGAAGTTATAAATCAAGTTTTAGATAAAAACAAGTTTGAATTAACTAGACAAAGAATAAATTACGACTTAACAGTTTTAGGTATAGGAGCAGTAAAAACTAATTGGAACAAGTCTCAAGGTGTTACTGTAGACTATGTGGATCCTTCATGCTTGGTTTATTCTTATACTGAAGATCCTAATTTTGAAGACATATATTATGTAGGTGAAGTTAAAGCTGTCACATTAGCAGATTTAAAAATGCAATTTCCTAATTTAGACGATGGTCAATTAGAAACTATACAGCAATATCCTGGTAATCAAGAATATTTAAGAAATTGGAATGGCAAGCAAGATAACTTAACTGTTCAAGTGTTGTATTTTGAATATAAAACTTATTCAGATCAAGTTTTTAAAATAAAACACACTGATCAAGGTTTAGAAAAAGCACTAGAAAAACCTGATACTTTCAATCCAGAAGCTAATGATAATTTTGAAAGAGTTTCAAGAACTATAGAAACACTTTATTCTGGTGCTAAAATACTAGGACATCCATTAATGTTAGACTGGAAACTAGCTGAGCACATGACAAGACCTATAGCTAATACTATGAGAGTAAATATGAATTATCAAATATGTGCTCCGAGAATGTATAAAGGTAGAATACAATCATTAGTTGGCAGAATAACTGGTTTTGCAGATATGATTCAACTAACTCATCTCAAAATACAACAAGTAATGTCTAGAGTTGTGCCTGATGGTGTTTATTTAGATATGGATGGTTTAGCAGAAGTTGATTTAGGCAATGGAACTAATTACAATCCAGCAGAAGCATTGAATATGTATTTTCAAACAGGCTCTGTTGTAGGTAGAAGCTTAACTCAAGATGGTGATCCTAACAGAGGTAAAATACCTATACAAGAATTACAAACTGGATCAGGTGGTGCTAAAATAAATTCTTTAATCCAAACTTATCAATATTATTTACAAATGATAAGAGATGTTACGGGGCTTAATGAAGCTAGAGACGCTAGTAATCCAGATAAAAGTTCTTTAGTTGGTTTACAGAAATTAGCTGCTGCAAATTCTAATGTAGCCACAAGGCACATACTTCAAGGTAGTTTGTATCTAACATTAAGAATGTGTGAAAATATATCTCTTAGAATAGCTGATTCATTACAGTTTCCTTTAACAAAAGACGCTTTACAAAGCAGTATATCAAATTACAATGTAGGTACTTTAGATGAGTTAGCAGAGTTAAACATACATGACTTTGGTATATTTATAGAGCTTACTCCAGATGATGAAGAAAAGGCTGTATTAGAACAAAACATTCAAATAGCATTAAAAACTCAATCTATATTTCTTGAAGACGCTATAGATATAAGAGAAGTAAAGAATTTAAAGCTAGCAAATCAACTTCTTAAATTCAGAAGAAAAAAGAAACAAGAAAGAGACGAAAAAATTAAACTTGAAAATATTCAAGCACAAGCTCAAGCAAATGCACAAACAGCAGAAAAAGCTGCATTAGCAGAAATGCAAAAACAACAAGCTTTAGCAGAAACAACTCTTCAAATTGAAACTGGTAAGTCTCAATTAGAAATACAAAAAATGCAATTAGATGCTGAGATTAAAAAGCAAATGATGGAATTGCAATATACCTTTGATATGCAACTAGCAACTATACAAGTTGATAAAGAAAAAACAAGAGAAGAATTCATTGAAGATAGAAAAGATAGAAGAGCAAGAATACAAGGTACTCAACAGAGTGAAATGATTAGTCAGCGTAACAATGACACGCCGCCTAAGGATTTTGAACAACAAGAAATAGGTATAGATGATTTTATGCCTTAGTAACAATTATTAACTATTATATTATATTATGTCAGAAACAGCCCAAGACAAGGAGAAAAAACCTTTAAAAATAAAGAAGAAACCAAGTTTTAGAAAAACTACTGAATCAACCACTAAACTAAACTTAAACAAAAAAGAAGATGCCGTTCAAGAGCAAAGCACAGAAAAGGTGGATGTACAAGTTCCTGCCGAAGACAGCCCAAAAGTGGAGTCAAAAGTACTCAACGAAGAACCTGCCGGAGAAAGTATCAAACAAGTAGTATCTCCTATAACTGAAGTTGTAGAAGATAAAGAAATTAAAAAAGTAGAAAAAGAATATAAAGAAGCGGTAAGAGACGAGAAAGTGTTAGGTAAACAATTGCCTGAAAACGTTGAAAAGCTTGTTTCTTTTATGGAAGAAACTGGAGGTACTGTAGAAGATTATGTATCTTTAAATAAAGATTATTCAAAATATGATGACAAGTCTTTATTGTCAGAATACTACAAAAAAACTAAACCACATTTAAATTATGATGAAGTTGAATTCCTTATGGAAGATAACTTTTCTTATGATGAAGAAGTGGATGAAGAGAGAACTGTTAAAAAAAGACAGTTAGCTCTTAAAGAAGAAATTGCAAATGCCAAAAACTTTTTAGAACGCTCTAAAAATAAGTATTACGACGAGATCAAGTTGAGACCGGGCGTTACACAAGAGCAACAAAAAGCTATGGATTTTTTCAATAGACACAACAAAGAACAACAAATAGCTGAGCAAAGAAGAAAAACGTTTAGAGATAATACTAATAAAACACTTAACGACGAATTCAAAGGTTTTGAATTTAATGTTGGGGATAAAAAGTTTAATTATAATATATCTAATCCATCTTCCGTTGCTGAGAATCAGTCTGACTTGAACACGTTCGTTAAGAAGTTCTTAAATAATGAGGGAGAAGTTGTTGATACTGTAGGTTATCACAAAGCTATTTATGCCGCTGACAATGCTGACACAATAGCTAGTCATTTCTACGAGCAAGGTAAAGCCGATGCAGTTAAAGATATGATGGCTAAATCTAAAAATATAAGTACTGAACCTAGGCCACAAGCCACTGGAGATGTATTTATAGGTGGATTAAAAGTAAAAGCAGTTAATGGTGTTGATAGTTCTAAGTTGAGATTTAAAACAAAAAAATAACAACAACAACAACTAAAATAAAAAAACATGAGTTTTACAACAGGCGGGAGTTTTCCCGCGTCTTTAGTTCCTTCGCAAGCTAGACAAACTTTAAGTACTAACTACTTAAGCTTTGATTCTGCTGCAGGAGGTAACTTCGCACAACAATATCTACCTGAGCTTTACGAAGCGGAAGTAGAAAGATACGGAAACCGAACTATTTCTGGTTTCTTGAGAATGGTAGGCGCTGAAATGCCTATGACATCTGATCAAGTAATTTGGTCTGAACAAAATAGATTACACGTTGCTTATAAGAAAGCACAAGTTTCACTTGCTGGAGCTGGAGCGAACAGTGATATAACTGTTACTGTAAATCTTACTGATGCTAATTCTGGAACTCCTTATAACTCAACTGTTACATGTGCTATTAGAGCTGGTCAGACAATATTAATGGCTGACAACGCTACAGGTTTAATAGTTCAAAAAGGTTTAGTTCAAACTGTTGGAGTATCACCTTTTAATGTTATTACAGTTAAACTTTATGGAACTGCTACTAACTTATTACCTACTTCTTTAGACGGAATAAACTTATATGTTTATGGTGCTGATTTTGGTAAAGGTTCTGTAGGTATGGATGGATCTATCACACCTTCATTCACTCAGTTTTCTAACAATCCTCTTATCATAAAAGATAACTTTCAAATTAGTGGTTCTGATGCTGCTCAAATTGGATGGATTGAAGTTGCTACTGAAGAAGGAGTAAATGGTTTTTTATGGTATCTTAAAGCTGAGTCTGAAACAAGACTAAGATTTGAAGATTACTTAGAAATGGCCATGGTTGAAGCTCTTCCAATGGAAAATGCTACTTACGCCCCAGGTACTGAGCCTCAGTATCAATTTGGTGGTTTAAATGCTGCTCCAGGTGGAACAACAGGAACTGATATTAAAGGATCTGAAGGATTATTTGCTGCTATTGAAGCAAGAGGTAATGTATACTCTGGTTTTGCTGGCGCTGCTGCTCCTGGTTCAGGTGCTTTAGGTGATTTTGATGCTATACTACAACAATTAGACAAGCAAGGTGCTATTGAAGAAAACATGTTATTCTTATCTAGAGCTACTGCTCTTGATTTTGATGATATGATTGCTGCTGTTAACGGTGGATTTGCTTCTACTCAAGCTGCTTCTTATGGTCTATTTGAAAACGATGGTGACATGGCATTAAACTTTGGATTTTCAGGATTCAGAAGAGGTTCTTATGACTTCTACAAGACTGACTGGAAATACTTAAATGATGCTTCTTTAAGAGGATTAAACAATGAGATTGATGGTGTAATGATTCCTGCTGGAACAACTACAGTATACGATCAAATGTTAGGTTCTAATATAAGACGTCCTTTCCTACACGTAAGGTACAGAGCTTCTGAAACTGAAGATCGAAGAATGAAATCTTGGATTACTGGTTCAGTAGGTGGTGCTTACACTGACACTTTAGATGCTATGACTGTAAGTTTCTTATCTGAAAGATGTTTAGTAACTCAAGCTGCAAACAATTTCGTATTGTTTAAAGGAGCTTAAATTATATATAATGAGAGTGGCTTTTGTCACTCTCTTTATTAATCTTTTAAATAATAAAAATTATGGCAAATATTTTAAATTTTCCTTTTGACGGCGTTAAGGGCACTTTGGGCTTAAATGTTGAAACTGTTTATAGAGTCGATGAGGTAACATCAGGTACAAATGCAGCTAATAAAGTTGAATTTTTTCACAATGTAGCTTCGGCTACTGGTACAGCAGTTTGGATTACCACTGCTGAATTTACCAGTGCAATTTCAATTGCTCAATTAACTCTGCTTGAAAAAGCAGTTAGAGACGTCAAGCAGACGCCAAACGGGAGTATAGATATATCTACTTTAGATGATACCTTAATCCTTGAAAAAACAGTTCCTTTTGTTACAGCAACTGGAGCTCAACCTAGTTAAATTATAAATTATGGATAATGCAATTATTATACCCTTAAGCGGGGCGTTAGGTGCTGCTTCTAAAACAGTAGGTAACTGGGGAATTAGTGAATTCACTGCTCTAGCAGCTGGTGTTAAAACAGCTAGTGCAACTACTGCGGCTTTAGATTCAACTTCAGATGGCGATGGCGCAGGTGCAAAATTTGTTTTTAAAACTTCTGCTGCTGCTACACCTGTTTTGAGTGTAGATACTACTGGATTTGTTGCTGGTGCTGGATATAAAGCTGGCGATATTGTAACAGTATCTCTACCTACCGGTGCTACTACAGCTTTTGTTCAATCTAGTGGTGCAGCTATTTCAGTAACACTATCTGTTACTGAAGCTATATTAGCTGGTGGTGAAGACAACGCTATTATAACATGCCCATCTGGCGGTTATTTAGTTTGTGTAGAACCTGGAACTTCAGGTGACAGTTTCAGCGCTACTTTAGTAAGACAAATTGAAAGCGGACATGAGCGATTATGGAAAATTAATCACACTGGAGTGGGAAGTGCCAATTATCGCGATGTAGCTCTTGCAGTAAATGTCGCTTTAATGCAAACTTTACAAAGACCTAATTCAAATCCTATTTTGGATTTGCCTTCAAAAGTAAATGGAGTTCTTGTTACAAGTGTAGCATTAAGTTAGGACAACAACAATAATAAGATCCTGCTTAGGTGGGATCTTTTTTAATTATTATATTATATTATATTATGGAAACAAAAGAAAAAAAGACTCCAAAAACTAATAAATGGGAGTATAAAGATAGAAATTATTTTTTAATGAACAATAAGATGCCTTTAACTTATACGCTACCTTCAAGACACTCTAATAGATATTCTTTAGTGTATTTTGATAAAGACGTAGGCTATGAAAGAGAATTAAGATACGCTACTAATCACCAGTCTTCATTTGTAGACGAACAGAAAGGTAACGTAACATTATCTCATGTAGTGTTTGAAAAAGGACATTTAATGGTTCCTAAAGAAAAAAGAAATTTACAAGAATTTTTAGCAAAACATCCTCATAAAAATTTAATATTTCAAGAGTTTGACGCTGTAGTAGAAGCCGAAGATCAATTTGACATGTTAGAAATAGAAATTGCGGCTATGAATATGGCTTATGAAATGGACGTAGATAAAGCAGAGGCTATATTAAGAGTAGAAATGGGCACTAGAGTTAAAGACTTGAGCTCTAAAGAGCTAAAAAGAGACTTATTGTTATTCTCTAAAAAAAATCCTCATTTATTGCTAGAATTAGCTCAAGATGAAAATGTTGAATTAAGAAATTTTGCTATTAGAGCAGTTGAAGATGGTATAGTTAAATTAGACTCTGATCAAAGAACATTTAAATGGGCTGCTAATGGACGTAAACTCATGACTGTACCTTTTGATGAAAACCCTTATTCAGCTGTAGCTGCGTGGTTTAAAACAGACGAAGGGCTTGAGGTTTATAAATCTATAGATAAAAAACTTAAATAACAAGTGATTATAAGTAAGGGTGGTTTTATCGCCACCCTTTTTTTTTAAAAAAATTAAAATGGCAATAAACGTAAACACGGTATATACAACAGTATTAAGCATTCTTAATAAAGAGCAACGAGGGTATTTAACTCCTGACGAATTTAATAAGGTAGCCACTCAAGTACAGTTAGAGATATTTGAAAAATTTTTTGAAGACTATAACCAGTATTTACGAATGCCTAAAACAGATGTTGAATTTGCATCTAGAATGGATCACATAAGAGAAGAATTTCAAACGTTTGAAAAAACTGGACCTTCAATAAATATTCCAGCTGGTAGTGCCCAAACAGATAACATATATAATCAACCTAGTGATTTACATAGATTTGGTTCAGTATCTTGGAATAAAGGTAAAAATTCTCCACCTATAGAAATATTGAGTAACAGAGATTATAATCAATTAAAACTATCTCCTTTAACGCAACCTACAAATAATTTTCCTGTTGCTAAATATCAACAAAACAAACTAACAGTTTTTCCAGACTCAACTCCTTATGCTTCTAGTGACGTTAATTTTAACTATATTAGAAAACCTAAAGATGTTAGATGGGGTTATTCCATAGGTGTTCTTGGTC